GGCCCCCTAAGGGGCCTCGGGCTTGTGCGTGAAATCCACGTGCAACCATACGGAAAGAGAATACTGTGGCGTGGCCTGTATCGTCTTATCGACGATTCTATCGATCGCATCCAGAACAATGGAGCACAGCCCCCTCAGGGGGTTGGATTCCGTGTTCGAATCCGATCGACGTCTCGGCCTATTTCATCAACTCGTCTACCGATAACAATTGGCATACGAGCGACGCCAAAAAGCGTCGGGGTAAAACTGACGTCGGTTCGAACTGGACCGCCGTCAAAACCCAAGCTGAAATAGCACCCTTCTACGTTCACTTCATCTCCAGCCATGCTGGAGGTGATCGCGGATATAAAGGGTTCACGTTCGTTGCAGACTGGTATAACGTTGACTTCGGGATAACCGAAGCCAACTTCAATGCCAGCACCGAAAGCGCATTATATGGCTACGGTGCAACAGCAATCAACCGTTGTCTGCCAACGAGTCCGATCGTAGATCTCCCGGTAGCTGTCGGGGAACTCTTCACAGAAGGGTTACCCGCAGCACTTGGAGCCCAGTTCCTGAGAAATAGGAGACTCTCAGCCGACGATCTGTCGGGTGAGTATCTTAACTATTCCTTTGGCATCAAGCCGTTTCTGAACGACATGGTGCGATTCAGCGAAGCGTTTTCGAGGGCGGAAGCCCTCATAGACGAATACGCTGCTAGAGCTGGGAAAGTTCTACGACGCGGATACAGGTTCCCGACCGAATTGTCCGAAACAAATGTGAATGTTTCGAACAACTCTGGGTACAAGTTTCATTTTGCCGGGCTTGGTCAATCGACCGCGCAAGGCTTTATGACTCCTGTACTTGGAGGTTGGCCGGGAGACAGAGTAGATACCACCAAAACTCGAAAGAGTCGGTGGTTTAAGGGAGCCTTTACCTATCACCTTCCCGGTGCGGGTAAAGACTTCTCATCCAGGCTGTCAAGGGAAACCGCAGAAATGCGTCATCTCTACGGTGGTTTATCCATCGACACAGCTTGGAATCTACTCCCATTCTCATGGGCTGCAGACTGGGTAACGAACGCCGGCGATGTCATATCTAACATCGAAGCGTTCGCCAGGGATGGCCTTGTCATGCCTTGGGGTTATATCATGGAACACGTTGAAGTCCATGTTGACCGCAAGGTGACTGGAGCTCGAATCGGCCAACAGAAGGCCGGTTGGAACTACAGATTTCCGAAAGAGGTTCACACCTCCTACTCCTCGCACTATATGAGGAGACGGAAAGCGACACCGTATGGATTTGGACTAGATCCGACGCAGTTCAACGCGCGTCAATGGTCCATCCTGACTGCACTGGGGATACAGCAAAACCTCCGATAAGTTAGATAGCTATCGGTGGTGCTGACCCCCTATGCATAAGGACGTGTCTAGACCGGAATCCTCCGGATAGATGCAAATCAATCCCTCTCGTGTGCAAGATCTGCTCACGAGCTGAACTGAAAGTGCAACTATGGCTCTACCTGATCCCATTCCCACCATCACTGTTGCGAGCGTGCCTTACGACTTTGTCCGTACGCAGTTTGGTGACACCTCCACGGTGTACACCACTGCGAACGGCCTTGATCGTTTGACCATCTCGCACCAGCTGAAGAACCGGCATCGGCATAGCATCAGGTTCGATCGGCGTAAGATCGCCGCGACACCTTTCGATGCTGCCCTGAACCAGGAGTACTCGTGGTCGGCTTACACCGTCCTCGACACTCCCAAGAACGGGGTTACCGCCGCCGAGGCGCAGGCTCTTAACCAGCTTCTGGCCGCATTCTGTGTGGCCGGAACGCCGGATTACGACCTGCGCGTTCTTCAAGGTGAGCTCTGAGCAAGAAGGAAGTCGACGAGTCTTCAGAGACGTCTACTCCCCGTGTCGTTGCGCGCTTTGCCGCGTGTTTGATCGCCTTCTTGGCTATCTTACACGAAGCGTCGCTCGCCACGAACATTGGGTGTATTCCGTTTCCATAGATTCGGACGACGACCCCTCAGCTCAGAGGTAATACGTGGATCAGCAACGGGCTGACAGGATGAGATTCCACACAATTCTCTCGTATATACGAAAGGAGGTGGGACATCATGAAAAGCCTGATGTTGCTCTGGCAGAGGACGGCGGCTGACGCCGCTGTCCAGTGCTGCACAAGCGCCCTCCGCGACTGCAAAACAGTCGAGGAGCGTTTTGAGCACGAAGGTGTGAGTTTGTTAACTCTCACCCTGCCCGAAATAGGAAAGGAGTTCGAAAGAGCTCTTGACCTAGGTCGGGTAACCGATGACCTTCGATCCTTGACAGGATCGAGGGCAGGATTTCCCGTATTCTTACGGAATTTCCTTCGGCTCGTGTTCTCAACCGATGGCGGCCTGCTGCTGGATGATCCATCTGTGGACGCAATCCAAGCTGTTCGTCAACTCACGTTGATGTTCGGCAAGGTGCTTCTCCCGTGTAGCGATACACGGGAGAAGCAAGCGTTCCAGAGTTTCATCCAGTGTGAACAGGAAATGCGAGATGCTCAGTTTGCTCTTGACACCGCTACCCTGCGGAGTTTCGAGCGAGTGAGCTCCATGCTTTTCGGGGACGTCTTCTCCGCTCTGGATAGTGATATCCGGAACGGGGACGTAGTCCCGAAGCATGGTCCAGGGGCTACTGCAGACGCACTTAAGGGAAACCTCAAGTACGTGCAGTATGAGTGGACTGAACGTCTAGAATCGATATTTCCCGCGAGGGAAATGTTGATTCCGAACGAACGGTATCACTCACACCTGGACAAGTTGCATTTCCTGGATCCTGGAGAGGAACGACCCGTCAGGGTCGTTTCTGTTCCTAAGACGTTGAAGACGCCGCGAATCATCGCTATCGAACCTACCTGCATGCAATACGTGCAGCAGGGGCTGATGGAACGATTCGTGACCTACCTCGAAAGCGAGAAGGTTCGGAATAACAACCGACCCAACCCGTGTAGAGGTATGGTTGGATTCACTGACCAGACACTTAACCAACGTCTGGCTTGTGAGGGCTCCCGTACAGGCGAGCTCGCCACTCTCGATCTGAGTGAGGCATCCGACCGCGTCTCCCTTCTGCTCGTACATCGCATGCTTCTCAAGTATGGCTTCCTCTCGGAGGCTGTGCTTGCGTCGCGTTCGACAAGAGCAGACGTTCCTGGCCACGGTGTCATACCGTTGGTCAAGTTCGCGTCTATGGGATCAGCTCTGACCTTCCCCGTCGAAGAATGCGTCTTCTTGACCGCAGTCTTCTTAGGGATTGAGGCAGAGCTCGGCAGGCGTCTGAGCCCGAAACTCATCACAAAGTTTCGGTCCCAGGTGCGCGTCTACGGAGATGATATCATTGTCCCCGTAGAATTTGTGCCAAGCGTTGTTTCCACTCTGGAGCTTCTAGGCTTCAAAGTGAACCACAGAAAATCTTTCTGGACTGGGAAGTTCAGAGAGTCCTGTGGCAAGGAGTATTACGACGGACACGATGTTAGTATCTTTCGTGTTCGGCGGTTGCTCCCTGAGCATCGCTCAGACGCTCCCGGTGCTATATCCACCGTATCCCTTCGTAATCAGGCTTACAAGTCTGGTTATTGGGGAACGGCAAGATACCTGGACGAAGTTCTGGGGAGGTTAATTCCTCTTCCGAACGTCGCCGAAGGTGCGCCGGTGCTTGGCAGAGAGTCCTACCTCGGTTATTCTGAGGATAGGATTCATCCACGGTATCAGACCCCCCTGGTAAGGGGGATGATCCCATGGAGCCTGATTCCAGCCTCACAGCTGGATGACGAATTTGCCATGCTCAAGTGTTTTCTCAAGCGAGGGCGAGAGCCTTACGCAGACAGAAGACACTTGGAACGTCAAGGACGTCCCGAGTCTGTCAGCATGAAACTCGGATGGGCCCGGCCGTTCTAACGAACGACCGGGAACTGCGGGGTAGTAATAATCCCCGCCTGTGAGGAGACGAAGTTGTGTCTCCACATGACGCTAACCGCC